GCGGTGAACCTGCGCGCCGGCCTGGTCGAGATCGGTCCGGTGATGGAGCGCGACGGGACGATCCGGGAGTACCCGAAGGACAAGAGCGCGTTCCACCCGGTGCCGCTCGGCGACGACCTCCTGGCCCGGCTCCGGCCGCTCGTGCTGGCAACTGCTCCCGGCGGCCTGGTCTTCACCGCGTCGCTCGGCGGTCCGATGCGCTACCCGACGTGGCTGCGCCGGGTGTGGAAGCCGGCGGTCGAGCCGCTCGCCGAGCCGCGGCCGACGCCCCACGATTGCCGGCACACCTACGGGACGAGGCTGGCCGACGCGGGGATCCCACAGCACGACCGGATGGCGCTGATGGGGCACAAGGACGTGCGGTCGGGTCAGCGGTACACGCACTCGGGGGACCGGCGGTTCGACGCTGCGCGGCAGGCGTTGAAGCGCGCCCGGAGTGGATCATGATGTGTCAGCTGTGTGTCGTGATCTTCAGATGTCATGAGAATCGTGCCCAATGACACCCAATGCTTTTCCCAGGTCAGCGGCATGATCGGCCCATCGCCGCAGGTCACGAAAGTGCCCGGAATTCCTTGACACGGAAGAGGTCACTGGTTCGATCCCAGTATCGCCCACGAGACAGAAGGCCAGGTCACCCCTCGGGTGCCTGGCCTTTCTCGTGATCACGGCGTCGAGATCATGTGTCAGCTGTGTGTCGCGAGCGCCGATGCATCTCCGCGAGGAACCGCTCAGCCAGGCCGCCGTCATCACCGCGCGGTTGCAGGCGCGACGTCTCGTAGAGCCTGCTGTCGGCGCTGCCTGCGTCGGCGAGCCCACGGACCCAGTCCGGCGTCAGCGGCATTGAGCGGCGCCCAACCGCGCGCGGCGCCGGCAGTTGGACGGCCAGGACCGTGGTGTCGTCGTTGTCGGGCTCGGGAGGCGTGGTCGGCCGGAGGGTGCGGCTCGGGAAGATAACGGCAGAGAACAGGTGCCGGCGCAGGAGGTCGAGCGCCCGGTCCACGTCCCGCATCAAGGCGAGGAACCCGTAGCCGCGGCGCTCCGACTGCTCGAGGCATTCCACCGCCCGGTAGCCGCCGTCCCGCTGCTCATCGATCAGGATGATTGCCCTGTTCACGCCACATCCCCCTCATGGCCGACTACTCGTTACCGCGTGATCACTAAACGCTCAATCATGCAACTTGCAAACCGTTCATCACGTCAAGGTCACGACGTGAATCGCATTCACTCCGGACAGGACAGTCCTGCCGGTATCGGCCGATCATCCAGAGCTGTCCAATCAGGGTTGCCAGACGCGAACACCTGTGCGAGGCGTGTGACTAGTTGATGGTCCTCAACATGATCACCATCAACTAGCGGCCTCCCTACCGTGCCCACTATGGAGCCGCTGGTGGGGACCGCCGAGATCCGCATCCGGCTCGGCGGCGTCAGCGCACAGCGCGTCTACGCCATCACCCGCAAGCCGGGCTTCCCGGCGCCGATCGCCACGCTGATCATGGGCCGGGTGTGGCGCCGGGCCGACGTAGAAGAGTGGATCGCGGCGAACCGCGCCGAACTCGACGACCAGGGCGACGGCTAGTGGTCGGCCTGCGTCTTGTTGCCGATCAGGGAGTACTCGCCCGGCTGCCCGGTCGGCCGCGCATACAGGACCCGGAAGTCGGGCCACTCCCTCGGCGGCTCGACGATCTCCCCGCGCAGAAACAGGTAGCCGTTCGGGCCAGACTCCCAGCCCGGCGCCAGCTCCTTGAAGATCATCACGAAATCGTGCGGGCCGCCCGGCCATCGGATGGTGATGCGCTCGTCCTTCTCCGGCAGCTGCGGCCCGGTCACGACACGGCCCGCCGCTGCTCGTCCCGCCAGCTGTGGGCCTCATCGACGGCGCCTCGCCAGCGTTTCCACGTCTGCTCGACGGGGCACGGGTACGCGCCCAGCCCACACCGGCACGACCAGCCGAACGGGTGCCAGATCGACCAGTGGCGGCCGTGTCGTGGATAGGGGTCTCGCATCCGTGCCTCCCCGATCAGGGAGGGCGACGGATCGGTGGCGTGGTCTTGCGGATCGACCCGCCGCCCTCACTACGGACCGTAGGAGGGGCGATGCAGTGCGCTGGTGCGGTTACGCACCACGAAGATCAGTCCGCGACGCCCATCCGCTCGCAGAGAGCGTGAACAGCCGAGGCGCGGCGCGCCTTGTGCAGCAGGGCACGCGCCGTTTCCCGAGCGGCCGCCGACGACCGAGTGTGCTGCGGCGCGACCCGCTCCGCGGTCAGTAACATCCGGACGGCCTCGTCGTCGCGGCGAACGTCCGTCAGAGCGCGGGCAAGATCCGTGTACAGGTAGACAGTCCGCACGGCCGGGAGCGTCGTGACGTTGAGGGCGCCGGCCGTCTCGACGGCCTCGCCCGGTCGACCGGTGTCAATCTGGTGGGCGACCGTCCACAGCCCGACATTGCGCGGTCCCCACTGGAGATCCCACGCCTCGGTCTCGCCGGTCCGAGCCGCAAGCCGGCCAGCCTCGGCGAGGTGCTCGGCGGCGGCGTCCTCATCGCGCATGCCGGTGGCGTGGTGGGCCCGCGCGAGGTGGGTGAAGCCGAGCACGTCGAGCGCCGCCGGGGCGTCCGCGTGCCGCTCCAACTCGTCGGCCGCCCGCTGCACCGCCGAGCGCGCCGGCCCGTACGCACCGGTGTGCGCGGAGACCCGACCCCGGTTCACGGCGGCCACCGCGAGCGCGGCCGGGTCACCCAGGCGCTGAGCAGCCTCGGTGCACCGCTGAGCGGCCAGCAGCGCGTACGCGGGATGACCCAGGTTGAGCAGGGCGCCCATGCCGACGCCGTAGACCTGCACGGCAGCCGTCAACGCGCTGGCCGAGTCCGGGCCGTGGGCTGCGGTATGGAGCATTGGCACCAGGTCGACCAGGCGGCCGAGCGTGCCCGCGTAGTCGGTGCGTGCATACAGGTCTCGGATCAGGGCCGACTCGCGGCCGAGTTCACCCGTCACGGTGACGCCCGCGGTAGGCGGCTCGTCGAGCGGGAGAGCCATCATGGTCTGCCACAGCCGCTCGGCGGCAATGTGCGCGGCTTCCAACTGGCGGTCGGCCGGGGTGAACGGCTGGCCGGTCAGATCGGTGATCGAACACTCCAGCGCGGCGGCGATGTCGGCGATCATGTACCGGTCGGTGCGCAGCTCGCCCCGCTCGATCCGCGACCAGGTGGTGTGGGCGATCCCGGCTCGGCTGGCCGCGTGGCGGATGCTCCACCCGCGGAGTCCGCGACGGTTCTGGATACGTTCGCCGATCGATGGATCGACGGGCACGGCTCGACGCGGCATCTGGTGCTCCCTGGTAGAGGACAGGGCGGCGGCCGGCCTCTACTCCGACCGCCAGGATCAACGCTACTCGGCGGGATCCTCATCCCTCCGGTCAGTGACCGGCATCGTTCGGCGGATACACCTGGTGATCTCTTGCACACATAGCCCACAGTGGTTGGTCGTGAGCTATCCACAGCAGCCGTACCAGCCTCAGCCGCCCATCGTCTACGGCCCTGCTCACCTGCTTGACCAAGCGGTCGCCCACCACGTACGGATGGGATGGGCCGTCGAATCCCGCACCCCGACGATGGCCGTGCTCGTATCGGGACAGCCGATCAATCACGTCCTGCACCTGCTGCTGACCGTGTTTACCTGCGGTGTCTGGCTAATCATCTGGGCCGTCATATCGATGCTCTCCAGCATGAAACGCCTTACGCTGATCTTGAATCCCGATGGAACGATCAGCCACTCCGTCGGACGGTCATGATTCCGGACACGACGAAGCGCCCCGCCCCTCCCTGAGGAGGAGCGGGGCGCCCGTGGTTCGTGCGCGGTGCGGTGCTACCGGCTGAGCGTCGGCGGCTTCGGGTAGGAACCGTTCACCGACCCGGCGTTCTCAACGCGCCAGGTGGCCCAGCCGAGGGCGGCCGCCGCGGCGACGAACGCGCCGAGCGCCTGACTGACGGTCGCGCTGTCGAGGTGCCAGCCGGCGTTAGCCAGCACGGTGGTCGCCGCGCCGATGCCGGCACCGAGCCCAGCGATCACGGCCTTGCGGATGCGAGCGATCATGATCCCTCCCGGGATTCGAACGGATGTACGATGCGCGGGTGCGAACGCCAGCCCTACCGAGCGCCAAGCGGATCACCGCAGCGAAGCTGGCCGGCGCGATCTCCCGGCTCGGCACCAGCGCGACGCCGCTCGAGGAACGCCTGGCCGAGGTGCTCGCGGTCACCCAGGATCCGGAGATCCTCGGTCACGAACTGGGCTGCCGGCTGGGCCAGCAGTACCCGTCAACCGCCGACGCCCGGGCGGTCGAGGTGCTGCGCGCGGCCGGCGCCGACGAGGACTACGCGGCCCGGGTGGCCGAGTGGCTGCGGTGGAAGTGGGCGCGCCGGGCCGAAGGCGGCTTCACCCTCTAGCAGTGGAACTCGCGCCGGAGGTTCTCCAGCTCGGCGGCGAACTTGCGCCCGGACGCGGTCGGCGGCGGCGTGGCCCGCTGCGCGTCGGTGAGCTGCACCAGCAGCGCACACCAGCGCTGATCGTTACGCCGCTGGACGATGCTCGAGTAGGCGACCGAGCCGACCGCGACCGCGATGCAGGCGACGAAGCTGATCAGCAGCGCGTACCAGAGCCGGACCCGGACGCTGGTCACGGCTCACCGTCCGCTGGCGAGGAAGAACGCGAGGATGAGGCCGACGGCCGCGAGCGCGACGACCGCCCTCGCCCAGTAGTGCTCGAACGCGGCTTGAGCTGCCACACCCGGATCCCGCCCGCGATCCCGAGCAGGCCCATGCAGGTCGTGAGCAGCTCGCCGTTCACCCTGCCCGTGACGATCTGGTACGTGATGCCGCCCAGGCCCACCAGCACGCATCCCGCGTCCCTGATGTACCCAATGAACTTCTCGGGGCTCACTCATGCGCTCAGTCGCTGGGCGAGGACATCAGCGACCTTGCCGGCCAGTTCCGCCGGAATGGCCGCCGCGATCGCCTGGGCCAGAACGGCCGGGTCGGGCGTTACGAGCGCGGCCACCTGCTTCTGCAGCTCGGCCACGTCGGCACGCGCCGCGACCAGCTGGGCGCCGAGGTTCTGCATTACCTTCCAGGCGGAAACCCGGGCTCCGGCGGCGGTGCCGTCCGGGATGCCCTGTGAGAGCACCCAGTGTCCGGCCGGCGTCTCCGGGATGCCGTCGGTCGAGGAGTTGGCGTACGGGCCGTTAACCAGGCCGGTCAGCCACGCCTTGTCGTTGTCGTCGAGCATGTCGCTCCATCCCGGTGCTACGAGGGCGGTGAGCTGCGCCAGTGTGCCTCGGAAGGCGTTGGCGTCGCTGGTGGTCTGCCCGGCGATCGTCGCCGAGCTGGTGAACTGCCAGATCGCTGGCGTCTGGCCGGAGTACGGAACCCAGCCGGGCCCGGAGTCGCCCCCGACGTGCCGGTAGATCGAACTGGCCGGCCCGGTCATCGAGCTCGGGTAGTTCGCGTTCCAGAACGGGAACTTCAGCCCAGCCAGCGTGTTTCCGTACTGGCCGGCCGACGCGTACACGATCGGCATCAGTTTCGGCATCTTCGCCCGCAGCGTGCTCCCCAGAATGTTGATGTACGACGGCGACGGCTTCGTCCGGTCGCCGGCCGGCCAGCGCTCCGCGTCGATCTGGAGTGCGTGCGGCCGGTTACGCCAACCGGTGCAAATCCGGTCGATGGTGTCGAGCCACCGCTGCGCCTCGCTGACCGGGTTCGGATACATGTCGGGCCTCGGCACCCAGTACGTGCCCAACAGCGCCTCGGCCGGGTCGGTGCCCTTCACGCTTTGCCACCACGGGGCAAGCTCGGGATCGGGGCCCGACTCGTCGCCGCCAGCCTTGTGCGTGAAGAAGCTGAAGCCCTCTGCGATTGCGTCGCCGATTGAAGGACTGTCCCAGACGGACATGTCCCACCCGTAGATCGTCGTCACGGCGCCTCCTACGTGGCCAGGTCGACGGTGAGGGACGACGGGCCGCCGGCCACGCCGGCCGCGGTCATCGTGCCGGTGCCGGCGTTTCGCCGGATCGACGCCGTCCAGGTCTGACTGCCGGTGATCGCGGCGGTGTAGTCGCACTCGACCGTCTTCGACTCCGTCGGCGTGCCGGAGACGTCGACCACGATCGTGGTGAACGCCAGCTGCGTACCGGCCAGGCCGCTGCCCTCGCGCAGGATCAGGAAGAAGCGGTCGGCCGCCACGGTCGCGGTGAACATGCACTGCCACTTGATCCGGTAGAGCTGCCCCGTGACGATGTTGCCGGTAACGGTGTCGATCTGCAGCTCGGTCGTGCCCGAGGTGGTGCCGCCGGTGGATGTGCGCGTGGTGGTGCCGATGCGGCGGTTCGCTGCGGCGTTGGCGTCGACGGCGTAGATGATGCCGCCAGCGAAGACGGTCACAGCGCGTACCTCCCGGGCGTCGCGATCCTGATCAATTCGCCCGTCGAGTGGGCCTTGACGATCCCGTTCACCGACCGGGTGCAGGTCAGCGTCTGCGTGTAGGGGCCGGTGCCGGACGGGGCCGTTGCCGCGGTGACCGTGCACCGCTCGCCGCCGACGAGCACGTCGTATGGGACTGCGACCTGGTCCCAGCAGTCCGACAGGAACGTTGCGGTAACCGGCCAGCTCGTGGTGCTGGTCGTCAGGTTCCCGGCGAGCGTCGAGGTCAGCGCGTCGTAGCGGGAGGTGTCGTAGATCCCCACGTCCCATGCAGTGGCCGGCGAGCAGTTGATCTCGACGTCCCACGAGTACTGGCTGATCGTCTCGGTGTACCCCTCGATGATCAGGTCGAGGCTCGCCCCGGCGACCGCGGAGGGCGGGTTGGAGACGGTGAACCGCGACCCAATTCGCAGGCCGCACCAGACCGGGATCGCGCCCGGGTTCCGCGCCAGGTCGATGGTGATCTTCGGCCAGCGCAGTTCGTCGAGCGTGCCCATGTGCAGGCGCCAGCCGGCCTGGTCGTTCAGCTGCGAGTCCGCGTACAGGTTGACGGTCTTCTCGTCGGTGTAGCTGCCGGACAGAGCGACCGACGTGCTGTCCTGCACGGTAACTTCGCTGCCGCCGGTGCGGGTCAGCTTGATGACGTTGAGCAGGTTGAGGTCGTCGTCGGTCGGCTCGGGCGGCGACGAGACGTGCCCGGACGCGAAATTCAGGGTCATCGAGACGGGCACGTTGTACCGGAAGCCCCGGGTCAGGTAGCCCAAGCCGGCGCCCCGCTCGATAACCACGCCCTGGTCGGCGTCCTCGCACTCGCGCAGCAAGTCGATGAACGTCTGCGCGGTCTGGACGCCCATCTGCGCGGTCGCGGTCGGGTCGCCCATGACGATCAGCGGCACGTCCTCCTCGGCCGCCAGCCGCAGCGCCCGCGCTCCGGCGGTCTCGCCAGCGAATCCGGACGCCAGCGCGACGAATGCCGTGCTGGCAAAGTTGAGGTCGTTGTCGCCGAGCCACGCCATCGAGTAGGAGACGTTGGCCATGCCGCCGGCCTTGAACCCGATCGCCTTCTTCGCGGTGCCGCTGTAGGTGCCGTTCGCGGTGTAGAACGTGCTGGAACCAACCTGGGTCCAGTCGAACGCCCAACTCACCGTGCCGCCGGAGACGTTCGTTTCGAGTTGAAGCGCCCACCATTTGGTGGGATCGACGACGTAGAGCGCGCCGATTCCCGGTGCGACGATGATGTTGCCGGTGGCGTCGGTTCCCGTGACGAAAATGCCGGTGGAGTCGCCGACGATCGACCAGTTCGTGACGGTGCCGGTCGTCTGCCACTGCACGATCGGCGCCGCGGAGCCGGGCAGGCTGGCGAACTTCACCAGAATCAGGCAGGCGTACCCGTCAACGGTGTCCGGGCCGCCGGTCGTGCCCTGGATGGTCGACAGGAACGTGTTCGTGGTGATCGACGACTCTGCGCCGGGCGGCCCGGAGGAGCCGACCGTGACGTCGTTGAGCTTGGCCGCCGCGCCGCCGGCCACCGCCGAGGCCGCCTGCACGGCGGTGCTGCCATCCTCGAGCGGCCAGAACGCGGCGGGGTTCTGCGCCGACAGGCCGCGGTAGAGCGGCGACCTCAGCGCCGACTGGCCCTGCGACAGCCGGCGCAGGGTCCCGGCGCCGACGATCGGGGTGGTGGCATCCGCGCCCGACTGGTCCCACCGCGGTGACCACTCCGGCACCGAAGTGGTGGCGCGGATGTTGTCGCACCGGAAGCTGTACATCGTCAGCGACATCGGATTGCTGTTCGTGTTCCCGGCAACGCGCCACTCGTATAGGCCGACCGCGTTACCGCGGTTGGTCGTGCTGGTGTCGGTCACCGACGCGGTCCACGCGGCCGGCTCCGAGCCGCTGCTCAACCAGACCTTGATCCGGATCGTCGGGCCGATCGCCTGCACCCGGGTGCTGATCTTCGTGCCGGCCGAGTAGCTGACCGAGGTGGCCGTGGTGTTGTAGAGGTCCGTCGCCACGCCGCCGGCGAGCCGGGTGCACTTCACCGAGATGACGCCACCGGTGCCGTACTCGGTGTGCCACCGGTAGTAGTTGGACGAGTCGGCGTACCGCACGACGGTGGAGTCCACCCAGGCCGCGCCGGTCGCCACCGCGCTGATCGAAGTGACCTTCAGGACGTCGACGTCGTCACCCTTGACCGCGGCGAGGGTCGGTAGGCTGGCGAATCCCACCGCGAGGGTGACAAGTGCGTTCGCGCCGTCGACCGAGCAGAAGCCGTCGGCGGTCCAAATCCGGCCGCTGTCCGCGTCGGTGCCCAGGCCGCTTGCTACGACGCGGTCGAACTGGTCGTTGATCAGCTGGATGCGGGTCTGGACCGGCGTGCCGGAGCGCAGCTGCCCGTACCACGTACCGTTCGGATTGCGGCGCGAGTAGTTCCCGGAGCGGTTGTCCAGCGTGATCCGGTGACTGCTGGTGTCGACCTTGCTGCCCTCGTCCTGCCGCCCGACCTGGATCTGGATGCCGTCGGCGTACCGGACGTCATTGCTGACCTCGGTGAACTGATAGGTGGACGGGTCGGTCGGGTCGGCGCCCGGAGCGATGTGCACCGTGACCGGCAGCAGTGCTTGAGGGAACGTGGCCACCGACATTCCCTCCTAGTTCAACAAGCCCTTGACGGTGGCCTGGACGCCCGGCCTGGTCCGGATTGTCTTCTGCAGCAAGCGCCCGAATTCGTTGTCCAGGCCCCGGAAGTCGAACTCGACGACCGCAATTCCGCCCCGGCCCGGCTGTAGCGGGGTGACCTGGGCACCGCGGGCCAGCGAAACCAGCTCGGGGCCGCGTTCGCCGACGACCGCCATGCCTGCCGTGGTGACCGTGCCGCCCTGGGCCAGGTACGGAATCTGCGGCATGGAGAAGCCGTCTCCGCCGAAGAACGGCACCCAGCTGGGAACTGTGAAATGAAGCTGACCCGCAGTCCCATTCCACAGCCGCGCGATCTCGTTAAACGCCCACTTAAACGGAGCGACGAAGGCGTTACCAATGCTCGCCGCAGCGTTGCCGATCTTGCCCGGTAGGCTCATGACCCACCCGACCAGCTGGCCACCCTTATAGATCACCCAGCCGATCCCAAATTCGAACGCGGCGGCGAATTTGGCAACCTTGACCGCCGCATGGATGAGCCATATGCCGATGGCCTTCCAGGCGTCGGCAACGGCTCGCAGGCCGGCCTGGTTGTCGGGCTTGTCGAGCCACGCCGAGATCTTGCCCAGCGCCTTGTTCGCACTGTCCAGCACCGAGTCGCCGCCGCTCTTGGCCGACGGATAGAACAGGCCGAGGATCTTCCCGACGATCGTGACGATCTGTCCGCCAATCGTTCCGATCTTGCCGAGTGTGGTCGCTGCTCCCTCGAAGAAGCTCTTCAGCTTCCCGGACTCGTCGGCCTTCTGGATCCACTTCGAGAACGTCGTCAGCGCCCCGGCGAGCAGGTGGCCGAGCTTCTCCACAAACGGCGCGCTCGCTCGGGCGAGCCGGCCAAACGCGTCGAGCACCGGACCGGCGACCGCCTTGCCGACCTCGCCCAGCGCGCGACGTACCGCGTCGGCGCCGGCCGCCATGTCGCTGATGAAGGTCTTCTTGCCCGCAGTCGAGATGGCCGTCTTCGCGATCCCGTTGAACGTCGACCCGAACCGGTCCAGCGTGGTGTGCAGCTGGGGCAGCCACTTCTCCGCCAGTCGCTGGATCGGCCCGGCCAGCCCGGCGAACAGCTGCTGCTGCACGTCCAGGCGCAGCGCGGTGAACGCCGGCCGCAGGCCCAGGATGGTGTTCAGAAACGCCCGCGCGGACGGCGCCAACTCGGTGATCTGCTGCCCGGCGCCACCCCCACCGCCGGCCTGCTTCTTCTGGGTATTGGCCAGGTTCGTCCGGGCGTCCTGCAGCCGCAGTTCGGCGTCGTGCTCGGCCTGGATCGAGTCGGCGACCCGCTGGCGGGCGTCCGCCTCCTGCTTCTTGGCCTGCACGACCTCGGCCGATCCCTCGACCCCGGTCTTCGTGTTGAGCTTCTGCGCCTCGGTCAGGTCGTCGACCTTGTTCTTGGCCTCTTCCGCGGCGATGACGGCCCGGTCGTACGCCTCCTGCGCCTTGGCGATCTCGCCGGTGTTCCCCGACCCCTTGGCCGCGTTCAGCGCGTTCTGGGCATCCGTAACCGCCTGGACGGCGTCCTTCTGGTCGAGCTGGGCGGTCTGCAGCGACAGGTTCTCGTCGCGGATCCGCTTCGACGCCGTCTCCCGCGCCGCAGTAATGGCCAGCTGGGCGGCCAGCGCGTCCTGCTGGGCGGTTGTGACGTCCCGCTCGGCCTTGGCCAGCTGCTCGACCGCCGACTGCACGCCGCGGGTCGCCGCGGTGACCTGCTGCTGCGCCTGAGCCGCGCCGCCGCTGCCGCCGGTCACAGTGGTCAACCGCTTGTACTCCGACGACAGGCCCGTCAGGCCGAGCTTGAGCGCGCCGATCCCGGCGATACCGCCGGACAGCAGCCCGGGCAGCGAGCCGAGCGCGCCGCCGGCCAGCGCCACGCCAGGCCCGACGGCGACCAGGCCGGCAACCACTGCGGCGAGCGCGGCGACGATGCCCCAGATCGACGACGTGACCGAACCGACCGTCGAGCCGAGCTGGCCGAGCTGGCCAGCACCGGCCGAGAACGCCGAGGCGAGCGCCCGCATGCGCCCTTCGGCCTCGGCCTCAACATCATTGCTGCCGCCGACGGCCTGGTTGTTGTTCTCGATCTCCTTGCGGATCTTCTCCAGGTTCGTCAACAGCGACCGGTCCCGGGAGATCTTCCCGAACAGGGTCTTATCGCCGGTGGCCGCGAACTCCGCGTCCAGCTCGGCCAGGTGGCGCTTGGTCTCGTCGATCTGCTTGTCGAGGCGCTCCGTCGACACTGACGCCTTGTCCATCGCCTCCTCGGCCGTGGACGCCGTCGACCGGAACGCGTTCTTGATCACCCCGAGGACACCGGAGATCTTGTCCTTGCCGAGAAGGTTGAACACCAGGCTCGTGTCGCTGGCCACCGGTCACCCCTCGTCCTTGCGGTTGAAGTCGGCGAGCCACGCCACGTAGGTGCGGAAGTCGCGGACGGCCAGCTGGCCGATCTCCCACGAGCGGATGTGCAGGACGTGGGCGAACAGGCCCAGCCAGGTGTCCCGCTGATCGGCCAGCGACTTGTCGTCGCCGCGCGGGTGTAGGGCGGCGACGAACAGGGTCGACGCTGCCGGGAAGTCGGCTACTCCGACGAGATGCTCGATGCGTCGGTAGCCGGCGCTTTTCCCGCTTCCGCCTCGGCCATCGCGTCGGAGATCTCGACGTCGAACGCGGCCAGCAGGCCTTCCTTGTCCTCCTCGGACAGCGAGGATTTGGCGACCCGCTCGCGGATCCGTACGAGTTCGTCGACGGAGTGTTCGACCTTGACGGCGCCCATCTTGAAGTCGGGCACGTCCTCCAGTCGCAGGGTGTGGTGGACCTGCCGCTGCAGGTGCCACAGCAGCACCCGGCGGGCCCGGGCCGAGCCTTGGCGGACGTCCACGAGGAAGGCATCCCAGACCTTGCCGTACCGCTTCTCGACCATCTCGGCCTGGGCCTGCCAGACGTCATCCGGGTCGAACTCCCAGACCTGGATGTCGTCCGGGCCAGCGGTGTAGGTGACCTTCATCAGACTCCGTTCCGGATCCGCTGCGCGGTGTCCTCGATGACCTTGCGGACGGCGGCCACGTACTGGTCGGGGTTGGCGTGCATGGCGTTGTCGAACCAGCCGATCGCGCCTGTCTGGTGGACCCACTGCGGCGGCTTCAGCGGGCCCTCGACGCCCTTGGGCAGCCGCGGCGGCGGGACCGGGTGCCGCCAGCCGCGGGCCCGGTTGGTGCGCCGTGGCGCGGTCTTGAAACCGCGCAGATCGGGGGTGGCCTTAACGCGCACCCGGACACCGGACGCCCGGCCGGAGAGCCGGGCCTGCGCGACGATCTTCGAGGCGATCGCGGCGCGCAGAGGTTCACCCTTGTGGGCCAAGCCGGTCGAATGCATGGCGAGGATGCGGCTCTTGGCGTCGTCGATGGCCGGCTCGACGGCCTGGCGCAGCTCGGCGGCGATCTGGCGGCGGATCTTCGTGCCGTCCTGCTCGTAGCGCAGCGCGGTCCCGATGTCCTCGAGATCCTCGGTGCCGACCGCCCACGCCTGGGTTCCCATGGGTCAGCTCGTCTGCCGCAACACGACGCCGGTGGTCGGCCACGCCACCGACACCTGGGCGTCGTCGCCGACCGAGCCGCTGATCGGGTTCCACTTCGACAGCAGGAACGAGCCGGTGTAGGCCGGGTTCGACGTGGACCGGGCCGCGCTGGTCAGCCGGATCTCGAAGGTGGTCACCGTGCCGAGTAGCGCCCACATCTGCGAGTCCAGGTTGCCTGCGGCGACGTCCTGCTGGAACGTCGGCGAGATGGTGCCGGCCTTGATGCCGCCGAGCACCTCTTTCCAGCCCGACGAGGCGAACGTGGTGACGTCCTTCTCGTCGACGTTGATCGCCAGCTCGCACTTGTTCAGGTACGAGGACAGGTCGACGGAGTTGACCATCAGCATCGAGGACAGCAGGACCATCTTGGCCATGGCGGGCGCCTTTCAGGCATGGCGAACGGCCCTGCGGCCGGCGGCCGAGGGCTGGACGGAGCGGTGGTTAGGTCAGGCGACGCCGACCGAGAGGAGGAACAGGAACGACGGCGAGGTGCCGGAGATGGTCCAGCTGGCCCGCGCGTAGTTGTCGGTAATCGGGCCGGGCGTGCGCAGGATTTGGCCGCCCTTCGCCGTGGCCGTGGTGAACGTCAGCGCGGTGGACGGGCTGCTGAAGCCGACGTTGTCGTCGGTCTGGACGGTCACGGCGATCGACGGACTCGCCGTGCCGGCGACGGACAGCACGTGCAGCGCCGCATACAGCTGAGTGCCGGTCGGGACGCCGGGTGTGCTGGCCGCGAACTGCACCGCCGTGCCGGTGCCGGTGACCGTCCGGGCTGTCCCCGGGTCGTGTACCGCCATGCCGCGCACCAGCGGCCAGTTCCCGGTCGCATTGCCCTGCCACGGCGCGACGTCGCCGACCTGGCCGCCGAGGGTGTACTGCGTCCGCAGGAAGCCGGACAGCCACGCCAGCGAACCGACCGCCGCGGTGGCCGGGCAGACGGTGTGCCCGACGACCGATCCGAGGTTGTTCCAGTTCGTGTCGTCCGGCAGGCCGAGGACGGTGTCGTCGACGGCGAACTGGCCCGAGCCCTGCAGGCTCGACGAGCGGATGCCGCCGAGCATCTCTTTCCACACGTCGCCGGACGCGGCGAACGCGGTCGCTTCCTTCTCCTCGACGCTGGCGTCGAGTTCGATCTTGTTGTTGTAGCCGGTCAGGTCCGCGCCGCCGACGAACATGCGCGCGTTCAGCAGGACGAAGCGGCTCACGAGTTGCTCCCGATGACGCGGATGGTGATCTGGGCACCGAAGTAGGCGACCCCGTTCGGGCCGGGGATCATGCGGTAGCCGTCGATCCGGGTGATGGCGAAGTCGTCGGCCGCGCCGTTGAGCGCGAACGCGCCGGGCGCGCCGCGGGCCGCGAGCAGCGCGACTCGGATCGAGTACGGACCCGACCTCGAGATGTAGCGGTCGAGGGCCTTCTGTCCGTCGGCGTCGTCGGCCGCACCGACCAGCAGGCGGCAGACGATGTCCGCCTCGTCGTGGCCGCCCGGCGTCGGCCCGAAGCTCTTGTTCGGGTCGATGACGACCTCGCCGGCGTAGAAGCACGGCGGGTGCGGCTCCGACGGCGTGAACGGATACGCGTCCAGGTCCGGGATCTCGGCCACCGTGACCGCGTTTGCCAGCTCCTGCTTAACGACGTCGTAGAGCACCGTCTACGCCTCGGCCGGCCCGGGCCAGGGCCGCTCGCCGGGCTCCTGCCGCGCCGGGTCGGCGACGATGCGCTCCGGGACCTCGTCGTCGGGCACCGGCTCAGGCGCGGGCTGCTTGGCCACGGCGGTCCTCCTACGCGATCACGGGGTTGATGAACGGCGCCAGCAACGCCTCGACGTCCGGATCCGTACGCGAAACCCGCATCAGGCCCCAGTCCGCGGAGCCGAGGACGCCCTGGGGGCTGTCCTTGCGCCGGTACCAGCGAGCGGCGAGCAGGGCGTTCGCCTGGACGATCTCGTCGGGCGGTGTCGGCCAGCCCCACCGGGCGGTGACCTGCACCAGCGACCAGGAGGTCAGCCAGCCCCACGTCGACCGGATCTCGGTGTACGGCAAGTTGCGGGTGGCCACGTTGAACGGGCCCAGGTCGAACGTGGTCAGCGGCGCGTACGTGCCGGTCGTGCCGACCGCGACGGTGACGCCGGACGCCAGGCCGATGTCGTCGACCGTCAGCACCTGGTCGAGCTGGACGCGGATCGTGGCGCCCTGCGCGCGGAACGTCCGCGTCGACGCGGTCCGGTCAAGGTAGAAGCGGCGGCCGCAGCGCCGATCGATCCACCGGGCACTCGCGGTGATGGCCTGCTGGATCAGGTCGTCCCGGTCGTCGTCGGACGACTTGCCGAGCATCGACTTGACCAGGCTGAGGTCGGCGTACGCGGCCGGCCCCGGGTCGGCGACGGTGAAGGTGAACGGGTTGACCGAGACGACGTTGCCGGACGTAGTCCACACGCCGGCCCACGCGCCGACCTGGTCGGGCACCGGAGCGGCCCGGTAGACGCCGGTCGACGGGTTGGTAATCGTCGGCGCCGGGAAGGTGGTGCCGTCGGGCCGGGTCAGCACGATACTGACCGTCGCCGCGGTCAGCGCGCCGGTCGCGTCGCGCACCGTCTGCTCGAGCGGGACGCCGTCGCCGAGGTCGTAGGTCGGCACTCAGCCTCCTCGGGCAGTGGTCCGGAGGGTGTTGTCGCCGGCTGTCGTGCGTAGCCGGATCCGGCCGGCGGAGGTACGGATCCGCGGTCCGGGCGCGCTCGGGCCACCGGCACCCGTGGTGGTCGCGTCGGCGGTGAGGGTCGCCACGGCGGCCAGCGCGGCAGCGACCCCGCCGGCGAGCGTCGGGCCGGCCGTGAGACCGGCCACCACCGCCAGGGAGGCCGAGGCGACCGCGGTCCGGCCAGCGACCGCGGCGAGCGACGCAGTGACGGTCAGCGCCGCAGCGGTAGATGCGACGCG